CTTCAAACTCACAAATATCTCCCAACATAATTGTAGCTGGGAATACGCATTTAGCAATACTTGCTTGTTTGTAAGCACTATTCTGTGCCACTAAATCTAATAAGTCAGTAGCAAATAAGAAAGGAGATTGCCATAATACTTTACCTTCGTAAACTACTGGAATACCTCTTAAACGAGTAGCTGGAACTTTACCCCAACCGTGATTGTAAAATAAAGTAATCTCAAATTGATTATCTACATATTTACCTACTTGTTTACAAAACCAAATATTTTGGTCATCATAAAACTCATAGATTCTACCTTTTTCTCTTTTGCTTCCGTAGTATTCTACGATAGATTTTTCTTCAGATTCTACAATACAATAGCTTGTTTCATATCCGACTACTTGTCTTGATGTAAAATAATATGGTTGTGGTTCAATAAGTTTATTTGAATCTAAAACATATTCTCCTTCTTCATCTTCAAGCATCTCAAGAGAATGTGGTCTAATAGCGATAACACCCATTGCATCTTTTAATTGCAACGCAAACATTACTTGCTTAAAGAATGATTCTAATGAACCATAATCTCTAATCCCATTATCTAAGTATTTTTGGAATGTTAATCCAGCTTGTTCGTATTGTGGTGCATCTAAACCAAAGTGAATACTCCAATTTTGGTCGTGTGTAGCACGAAGTACAGTATTTAAGAAATCAACAAATACTGGTTGCGTAACATTTTTATAATTGTCTTGCATCCAACGAGCTGCTTGTTCAGTTTGATTAGGCGCTCTCTTTGCAAACAATCTTGCTGGGAAACAGTTTTTCTCGCTATGAACTCTAATAGCTTCATAATCTTCAACTGATTCATCATAGCCTTCAAAATAGTCTGGTAGTACATCTATGTATTCGCTACCGAATAACATAGCTACATCACTATTGTAAGCTCTTTGTTTGCGTTCTCTCTCTGCTTCAATAGCAAGAGCAGAAACACGCTTAATCTTAGCTGCAATTTCCTCTATACTGTACATCGCTTATGCTGCTATTTTACTTCCTTTGTAAACCATTTCTTCGTGAGATGTACTCATACATCCTTTACCCTTACGACAATTCTTAATGCTGGGTCTAACTAAATAAGTTTTAGTTTTAGGTTTTTTTATTTTCTTAGCCATTGTAATTAGATTTAAAACATAAAATATCATACTGTTCTCCTTCCATTGGGAGATTTGCATATAAGTTCCTACAAAAATAACCTAATTTATTAAGAAAATCGAATATATCTTGTGGTTTTTTCCCAAATTTCTCTAAAGTTCCTCGGTTTATTTCAATTAACATCAAAGGTTCAAATTTCTTTATGGTTTCAACAGCTCCTTCTAATACATCTAATTCCCATCCTTCACAGTCTAATATCATAAAATCCAAAGAATCTAACTTGAGTGAATCAAGTGTTATAACATCTATTTGAGAGCCTTCTACACATACACTTGCACCTACATTCTCATTTCTGTTAATATCTACTTTGCCCTTTTTAGAGCCAATAGCACAATTAGCTAAAGTAACATTATTCCAATATTGAGAATTATGTTCAAGACATTCAAATGCTTCTGGATTAGGTTCAAAAGAAATAACCCATTTACCTAAGTCTTTTAAAAAATCTGTATTATCCCCTATAAAAGCACCTATCTCTACTATGCTCATATCTTTACGAATGTAGTATTTAAGCTCTTGTGCTAATGATTTGTTATGGATTAATGAATTGTGTTGTTCAACCCACTTACTAATGTGAGTATCGTTTTCTAAAACTGCTAAATCGTTTCTTAGGATTTTCATAAATATTTATTTAGTTCTTCTTTATCTTGTATTGTTAAATTACTCCAGCTCCAAAATTGTTTTACTGGATGATGGGGAATAGAATCTCTTGTATTTACAAAATTATACTTTTCTTGCTCATATTCAAAAGCATAAGCACCAATCATATTAAATTCGCTGAATTGCCTATTTTTAGCCGTTTTAAGCTGATTTAAGAATCTATCTGAATAACTTAACCATAATCCAACTAAAGTGCTTCTATGGTACACTAATCCATTCCTACGCATAAATTCATATTTGACATCTAAGCCAGTTGCTTTATCGGTAGCTTCTTTCCAAAACATTACTTCTGGAATATCCTCGTAAGGTGTCATTAGCATATTTGGCTTACCATCAGTAAAAAAATCTTCTGGCTTTGTAGGCTCTGTAAAAATACAATCAGAATCCATAAATAAAATAAACTCTGAATCAGTATAATCAAAAGCTCTTAGCTTAATGTATTGTTGGTATAAATAACCATCAAAATTAGGCCTACAATAATGTACAACCTCTTTGGTTAGTCCCCAAGATTCAATCTCGGATTTGCAATCCCAATCTGCAACAATTAACACTTCAAACCCACTACCATACTTTTCTATTGATTTAAGACAGTATTTAAGCCATTTTAGGTCGTTCTTCCAAGTCTTTATAAATATTACCATTTAACATTATCCATTATGTGAGCGTAAATTATATTGTTTAATTGCATTATGCTTCTTGCTCTTACAGAGTGTAAATTCTTAAACTCATAGCCTAAAGCTTCCCACTCTTTCATAGGGTATTGGGTATTGTGTAACCTATGGAAAGCAAATGGCTCTCTAAGGAACTTAACTGGTATATTAGCCTTCATAAGCGAATAAGGGATATGGTAATCCCACCAACAAGCTCCTATTGCAAATTCCGACCTTGGTATCAAATCTATGTAATTTTTATGAATAAAGAATACATCAATTCCACTTTCAAATACTTTGTTATCATTTATGTCATTGATAAAATCTCTCCTTTTGACAATAGTTGCTCTATGTGGTAAATTCTCAATAACATCTGGGAGTAATGTCCAACTATCGTTTAGGATAATATCAGAGTTAATTAGGCATATATCATTATCTTCTTGGCTTCTTGCAAAGTCCAATAAAGTATCTAAATAAACTAAAGGCCTACCAAATTTAGCTTCTCCACTTATACTTTCTATAAAAGTTACATTTTTGTATTTGTCCTTTAAGATAGAAATCTCATTAGCGTTATTAAAAGAATAAACCCTTAAACCTAAATTAGTCCAAGAGTTTATAGCAAGTGCTTGTACATCTCCGTTAATGTGTTTTGGAGAAATGGATGTTAATGCAATCATCTGAAATTCAAGTGTTTATCTGTCATTATATAACTTACTTTGTAATCGTGAGATATGCCTTGGTTAGAGCAATATAGTCTCATAATCCTATCGTAGTAGTCTATGTATCTTTGTTTAGTTTCCTTCCTTCCAACTCCGTTTCCGTAAAGCGAAAGTATGTAAAATTTCTCTCCTAATTCAGTATAACTTTCTGGAGCATAATAATTACCAAAGAATATAGGTTTAATATCTATTGTTGGGTCTATTCCCATTTGTGCAAATGTAGCACTATAAAATAACTCATCTGGTATAGTCCCTCCCCAAGTTACAATCTTATCCAACTCAATCCCTTCTTTGTAGTTAGCTTCAAGCTTATCAAAATATTCTTTACATTCATTCTTTTTAATGTACATAAAAGAAGATTGGATTGCTGGTAATATAGCATCATCATTAAGGTTGAATCTTTCCCATATAACAGCATTAGAAGCCCATATAGAGTATCTAATTTCATCATACTTACCACCAATACCCATAACTTCAGTTTGGATTGGTTTATCAATTTGACTTAACTTGTCAATTAATGGTTGTAGGTCTTGTAGCGCACACCCATCAACATCCAATATAAGGTTTTCATCGTATGGTAAATAGTTATAAATAGCAGTCTTATAGAGTGCTGGGTCTATTCTGTGAGTATAGAATTGTTCTTTTGGTATCTCTATTAGGTCATCAAATAGAGCTATTTTCTCTGGGGATAGATACTTAAATATTTCTCTATCAAATGCGAATGCTACCTTAATATCTTTATTAAAGTTCTTAATAGATACACACATATTAAATGCTGCGTAAGCATATCCTTTTCTGCCGAAAGCAGATAGTAAAATTCCTTTAGTCATAAAGTAGAATAAAAAAGGGGCTTTTTAGACCCCTCTTTAAGTGTTAAGCGAAAACACCAGCTGGTTCATTGTACATAGCTGGGTCAGTTTTAGCTGTCCAAGTGAATGTTCCTTCAAATCTCTGTAAGTCAGTATTGTTAGCTGGGCCTATAACTCCACCTGTAAAGGTAACAGAGCTATCTACCCAATAAACATAACCGTTGCCATTATCAGTTTCTGAACACATACGAATAATCAATCCACCAAATACTTTACCTCTAAAAATTGGAGCGTGAAAGTCCACATTGTTAGGGTTTACATTTTGGTTTTTATACATACCAGTTCTGGTGTAGTTTACAGTTCTTGGAGGCTGACAAGCCACTAAGGTATCAACTGTTACAGCAGATGGTGCTTCGATTGAAAACGATGCTTCAGTAACCAAAGTAGCTGTTCCGTTTGCTAATGCAGCGTTTACTTGAGTTGCATTGCTTGGGTCAGTAATTTGATGATTACACTCTAAAAGGATTGCTTGGTCAAAACCACCTAAAAGAATCTCGTTACATTCGTTAAGATAGTAAGTATCTAAAGGGTCGCATCCGTAATTTGAGCAATTATACATAATTGTAATAATAAAAGTTATATTACCCTATTCTTTAATGCCTTAGAGTATTTATGGCACATAAACATCGCAATGCAAATATACTAATTTTAAGGACAATTATAAGACCTATTTATAATATATTCTCCTTTTGGAAGTAATGTTATTGTCCCAGCTGCAAGTCTTGAATTTTTATCCCAAGTTGGTGTTAATTCAGTTTCATCAGCAGAACACATTTCAATAGCATCATATTCTATATTGCTTACTGCTATCATACCAGCCATTCTATCCCAAATAAATTCTGGAACTGCTTCTATTGAAAAATCCCAAGTTTTTCTAATATTGATAGAATTTATAGAACTAATACTACCATTTACAGTTTTAAAATATTCACTTTTTAGATAAGTTGGATTTTGTCTTGCTGCATTAATTCTCATCCTGTTCTTAAACCCAGAACCGTAATTAATACCATTTGCAAAATCTTCATTATCATACCAAACCAACTCTTTTTCGCAAGGGTCAAGTTCTTCGTAATATCCAAAGTTTTCAGAACAATATTGTTCAGTAATGCTTGATGCTGTTCTTAATATAATTGAATCTATCGTAGCAAATGATTCAAAATCATCTGTAACATATTTTATTACTAAATTTTGACTACCAGTTACGGTAGATGTAAAATTAAATTCAATTAACTGAAAATCAGTTGTTAAATCAGATGCTGGATGTAATCCAAGATTCTGGCTACCAAGATTTATTTGTAATTGGTTGTTTGTACTAATACCATCAAATTTAGCATAAACTTTAAAATTATATATAGTAGCATTGGAAACAGTTAAAGATTGTTGAAATGAAACTGCTGGATTAGACCATATGTTTAATGCTCTACTACCACCTATACCATTATTTTCAGCTAAAAATTCTCCAAGTGATGTGGTTTCAACAGTTGCTGCTGTAATTATATTTGGAGTAGGATATTGAGTATTAGTTTCAAGTTGAGCTTGATATACATATACATTAGAACCACCATCTCCAGCAAAATTTGTATCGCCATCCACTTGAGCTAAAAGTATTGTTGCAGCACTATCTGCACCAGAAGTATATTTAATACTACATCTATACCATCCATTACCATAATTAACTATATTTGAGCTTATTGGAGTACTACCATAAACAGAGGCTACTAAACCATTTTGTATATCAAAAAATTGGCCAAACAACGAATCTGCATCATATAATACTATAAATGAAGGCCCATTATTATATTTAGCATAAACACTTAAAATAGTTGTAGTACCAATTATATCAGTAACAAATTGTTGTATTGAGTGGTCATCATTAGTAGCATCTGGTATAATGTTCATTGCATCATTGCCACCAAATGGGTCTGGGAAAAATCCATCAACAGAAGAATTAATCGCAGTCCAAGCAGCATCTCCAAAACTTTTAGAGCGGATTAAATAGTTTGTTCTTGTTTGTTGATTTAAAGTCCAATCAGAAAACTCATCATTTTCTCCAGCACTAAAGTTTGAATTTCTAAGTAAATTATCAACACATATTTCTACGCATATTCTAAAACAATTTGGCATTTCATAATCAGATGTATTGAAACAAACATTCATAGCTCCTTTATAGGCTATTATATCAGATGAATCAATAGCAATAACTGTTTCATTAACAGTATCAAATAAAGATAAATCTATTTCTGGCCTTGAACTTAATTGAACATTATCAATATATATTTGAGCAGCTCCACCAAATCTTGTAATTATTAAATATGTATCAGAAGCATTATAAAAGTTTATGTGATATAAAACCCAATCAGTTGTTAAAGCTTGAAATTTTATTGTATTTAAACTACTACCATCAGATGTTTGTATTACAATAGAAAGTGGTTCAGCGGTTGTTTTTGCCCAAAATGATACCGTATAATTGCTACTTGCTAATAATGTATTTGTTTGAGTTATAACACCATCG